ATATTCGCGCCATTGTTTCAACGCTTCTACATAACCACGACCGTATCCAAATTCTTCAATTGATTTCTTGCCATGAATACTGCAAACCTTTTCCCATACCAAAGGCTCTAACCAATCCAAAGAATCCACACACAAAGTTGCGTATTCGTGATCTTCTTCCAGTAATGAATTTAGATTATCAATAAATGAATCATAATCTTTCGATACAGGAAAGTGATCACATTGGATTTTACCCATGCCATCCTCTGTTAATACAAATATGGGTTTATTCATACTGGCAGCGAATGATGTTTTACCAATACCCGCACCCCCATATAGCACCAACTTAGGTGGCTTTAACTGCGTTTTACTTCTTATTGCTTTTAGGCTCATTGTCTTTACTCTCCTCTTTTTGATTGACAATAGATTGTAATTGACTGCTGTAATGCGCACTTAAGATAGAAAGTTTCTCTAATTCAAACTCAGCGTTTGCTTTCACATCACGAATTGCGTTATTAACAGAAGTTAATTTGTTTAAAGTGAATTTACCTTCATCAGATAGATCGTCAATTTTATGCTCGACTCCATCCTCAAAAGAAAATGTTTGTATTTCTTCGCTCATACTGATACCTCATATTGTTTGTATGCCTCGCAAATTTCTTTTGCTCGACAGAAGCGACATTGATCTCTCCCAGCATTAAATACTGGCTCTGGTTCTAAGCAAGCCTCGATAGCTGGCTTTAGAATATTGAAACCCCATTCCACTAGGTTATCCGCAGTTATATCCCATGTGCGAATCTTGCCATCTTTGTGATATGAGGTTGGTTGTGCGATTGTCAATTCCATTGTTGTATTTTCGTTGCCATAACGACCTAACGCACCAAGCGCATAAATCATAAGCTGTGGATTGTTTTCTACATCAACTGGAAATTTACCTGTTTTTAAATCTATTACGGCAATGCGATTTGCTTTCTTGCCAAGTATGGTGGCATCACCTGTTCCCCAACACTCAGGCGATATTTCATCTATGTATAATTTTTCTTCAATTAATAAAGTGCCGTCTAATTCTTCTTTTCTAGTCTTTACATAGTCAACATAGACTTCGGCACATTCAATCATTTGCTTGGTAACTTTAATGTTGAATCCATCTATTTCTTCTTCACGATCTAACCAGTAGTCACTCAATGTGACATTCTCTAATCTATCTTTTAACAACATCTCTACCATGTGGTGAACCAATGTACCTGTAGCTGCGGGTATTGTGGTATCCATAACAAAAGGTATTGATTCAGATAGTTGTATTGAACCAGGACAAGCCATCCAACGCTTCGATGCTGATGGTGAGAATCTACTGTGAGCCATCTTTATGTTCCTTATATAGTTTTGACCACAACTCAGGGGTTATTATCGCTGTGCAATTAAAATCATCTACTGGATAATGATTGCTTATATGCGGTATTACCACTTGCCATTGTTGCCTGTCTGCTCTGTACCACAAGCAAGGTGTTAGATTTACCTTCCCCGCTTGCTCCCATGTTTGCACCCACCACTGGCGCACATCGCCTTGTGTGATTGCCTTTCTCCTTTTGACTTCTATCGCGTAAGGTTCAGCACCCAATAAATCATGCCCACCGCCATAGGTCTGTGAATAGTTTACTTCCAACTGTATATCAGTAAGGGTCTTGATAACCTCGATTACCTCTCTCTCGCCCCTTCTCCCTTTGCTTCTTGAGTTCATTTTATTTTGTCGCTTGAATATTTGCTTTCGTATTCTTCGATCTCGCTGACCTTATACAGAACTGTGCCACCAATCTTGGTGTAAGCTGGGCCAATACTTTGTACGCGCCAGTTTTCTAAAGTTCTTGGGGATTTGTGCCAACGAGCCGCAAGTTCTGCTGTCGTCATAAAATCAGAATACCCTTTTTTCTTATTCATTATTTTACCCTTTTCTACACGATTGCTGTATTATATACACATTCAAATCTTAAATGGAAGTTTTTATGAAAAGTAAATTAGCAACGGAAAAACAAATGGGGGGAGATCATTATAAAAAACAAATCCAACCTATTGAATACATTGTGGCAAACAATCTCTCTTTCTGTATGGGTAATGTAGTTAAATATGTTACCAGAGATAAAGAAGATAAAGTGCAAGATTTATTGAAAGCTAAGCACTATATTGATCTTGAACTTGAATTGGTACACAACTGCGATTCTGAGGGTAATCCTTTTTAACTTCCCTGTTTGATATTAATTATAGAACTACTGCCACCATTCGTGATGACTTGATTGACCTTGCCCTCTTGTTCGATTCTTATATTGTATGAGCCGTCTTTCGATACTTGCATTTGCAGATTGTCCTCAACTTGCCTGATAAATTTAATCTCACTATCCGTGATAAAAGTATTTATTTGTGTGTCTGAATCAAAGCCTATGTCTGTGCCTCTGACACCATCAGCCGATAATGCTTTGTCTGCTTTACTGAGTTCGTCAATCTCTTGTATTACATCCAGTAAATCCTCAAGAAAATTAGCAGCAAGATAATCTATATCCAACTCAGTGTATTCAAGATCATCTTCTTGTAATTCATCAGTATCAAGTTCATCAAATTCCAATAAATCAACATCCAATATATTGTCTGCTCTGGTATTGTTTTCTTCTGTTTCTGATTCTTCGTTTTCTGGTGGGTTCACAATTAACATATTGTCAATCATGGATAGATCAAGATTTAAAACTACACCAGGTGTGGGTGCTGTTTCAAAGTTATATACAGTAGTGGATTCATACGGTTTAGTAAGCATGGTTTCTCCCAATGCGGTGTAAACCACTATCTCCCCACTCGCTTGCCCGCTTGCATCAGGCAACAAAATAATTAGGGCCTCTCCTGTTTCTTTAACGGTGATTGTAAAATCCGTGCCACGAATTCCAACAGTAGCCGAGTTCGTTCTAACAGTAATGTTGTCTTTAGGTATGCGTTTTGTTTTGCTTGAAATAAATCTGCCAGTGCCTTTTACAAAATTGATTGCCATACTAGATTTATCTGGGTCAGGATCAAAAACAAATTCATCCACCACAACCTGACTGTGTTCTGTGAGGCGAATCGTTGTTTCATCTCTAAAAGTAACACCCATACGACCATTAGCTGTTTCCAAGCGATCATAAGAATTAAGAGAGAAATCAATAATACTTTCATAAGGTTTATCTCTAACTACTCTGGTATTGCCTTTTAATTCTGTGATGTTGCCAATGTCAACATCCAACACTTGTGCCTTGATCGTCTTGGTTGATGCAGAAAGTGCCATTGTTGCCAGAAGAAGTGACACGCAACCAGTCATTGTCTTGCGTAGATTGTTGATCCACCGCAAACGATCTTGAGTTACCATCGTGTTCAAGTTTGAAATAAGCACCCGCATAACCATCTCCATCATAATTTACAGTATTACTATCTCCATCTAAATCAATATAGTTGGTTGCGCTATCAACATCAAGGTCAATGTTTACTGTGTTACTACTACCTTGCACTATCGTATCAATGTCTGCACCACTCGCTAAACTGTTGGTAGCTAAATCCAGTGTAAAGGTGTTGGTTGATCCATCTACATCCACATTCACATTCGCGTTATCTGCCGAGTTTGAGTTACCAGGATCAACTTGTATGGTGTACGAGTTAGTATCACCATCAAAATCGAATATGCCAGTGAATGAATCTGCATTAATATCGCCACGCATTAAGTTATTGTTGCCTATCTGGTTCACGTCTAATGTCATTGTAGCACCATCAAGATCAAACGCAGTCATAGAGCCATGTGCTGACTCTAATCCACCAATTATGTTTCCAGAACCTAACTGCTCTAAATCTATGTTTGCTGTAGCACCAACTTGATCTACATAAATTTCGTTATCGTCAGCCATTACGCCAAATGACAATAACAATAAACTAATTAATTTTTTCATATTCCCAATACCCCTTGTCAATTCCTATTTTTATTATTTGCAATACCCCTTCTTCAATAGCTTGTTGTAGCGCAATAGATGTACTTTCATTCTCTGCTGCCCCACCTTCAATTTCTACCAACCTTGTGCCGTTAGATATAAAACGAAACAAATCTTGCGATAGCCCTACTGAGATAATACTTTTATTTATTAATACTTCAATTAAAACCTCACCTGTTGATACAGAAACTAACCGCAATGATATGGTAATTAAATCTTCTCTGTATTCTTTGCTAGAACCTATGCCTAAGTATCTAGCACCCATACCACCGCTTCTAATGTTCTGATCGTATGTCAGGACAGCACCCTGAACCAGTAACCCAGCCAACAAAAGAGGTTTGACAGCACTCTCCTCGTCAAAATTTTCCCTTGTAGAGCGTATTAATTGCCTTTCTTTGGTCAAACTGTCCAAAGCTACTCTTTCTGCCACATGAAAAAACTCACCGTTTGCTGCGTGTTTTAATGCTCTAATTAGAAACGCATCTGGTGATTGTGTTATAGCCGTTGAGAATTGTGCAAACTGTCCATTGCTTTTTCTTTGTCCAGTCTGATCTGTAAAACTATTTGGATATATTGCAACTACTGGTTTTCGTTTAGCTGGTTGTATATTAAACAGTTCTTCGTTTTGCAAATCTCTTATAGATGCTTTCTCGATTACTAAGTATGGGATACCGCCTTCTTCAAGTAATGAAGTATATCTTGGCGCACAACTAGAAAGTAAAACTACCAACAGGAACAGTAATAGAAGTCGTGCTGCCTGTTTCATCGGTGATGATAAGAGTAATTGTTTCATCTTCAACAACATATTCAATCGTATTACCTTCTAGTTCAAGTTTACCTTCTTTCTGTGGTGTTTCGCCAAACAATTGTTCTACCATTTGACGGCTTAACTGAGCATAAATACGAGATTCCAAGTTGCGTATAAATCTTGCCAGTGTTGTGTTATCCGCTTCTCTTGCGAGTTCGTCTTGGTATGCTTTTATTTCATCTTTAATGCCTTGCTTTCTGGTGTTTTCTTGATTCTCGATTGTTAAGTAATGTGAAGAAGTATTGACACCAGAAAAGCTAGGGCTTTTAAATTTGAATGATATTTCATCTGCCAATAAATTGCTTGCAAATAACATCAATAAACTAATCTTTACGTTGGTCATCTCTATCTGCTTTTGCTATTTTATCAATTTCTATTAAGTTTGGTGCGCCAAGTAATGTCTTTAATAATACATCTTGTCGTATGGTCTGATTATCTAAGGCTCTAACGCGATCTATGAGGGCCACAATTATACCGTGTTGAGCATCCAGTTTGGTGCTGAGTCTTTCTTCCATTGCGTTTAGACTGGCATCTACTTTTTCGTCAACCACATCTATCTTTTGTTCCATGCCATCAATGATTCGGTTTATGAGTTTCCATATAAATATACCTAAACCCAACGCACTCGCTATGGGAAAGCCTACTTGATTAATAAACTCTATTGCTTCATTCATGGTATTTACCGCTTAATTACATTTTAACTTATTATATTCTTTTATTGAATTTAAAGCGGATTTTAAGCTGTCCATGCTGTCAATATTTTTCATGTTTTCGTCTGTAACATAAATACAAGTCTTGGAGTGTCCTTTCTCATTGATGGTTTCATGGAAAGGGCGAAACAATATGTTTTTATATTTAGAGCAATACAACGCAAATAAATCTACATAACCTTCTCTAAAAAATCTTTCGTTAGAATGAGAACCACGCCTTATATCGAACTTCCAACCAGGTCGTCTTTTTTGTCTTTTGGATTTTGTTTTAACTTGTACTTTTAAAAAATCTGATTCATGCTCAAATAATAAATCTGCTTGCGCACCATCAGTATTTACAATCACATAGTCGCTAACCAAAGACAAAACGGAAGCGGTAAAATATTCACCTGACTTGCCGAGCCTTTGTGTTGCTCTGTTCATATAAGGTTATTGCGTTATTTGTTGCTCTATTGCTGGTACTAATGGTTGTACTGCTAATGCACTTACAGGCACATCAGGTAATTTAGGTATTGATTGCAAGAATCTTTGTATAAATTCTTGTCGTTTTGTTTGAACGCCTTTTCCAGCTTCTTTTAACAGGTTTTTGTTATAAGGTCTAGCTAAAAAGTTTCCTAGTAATCTTAAAAATCCAAATCCAGCTAAAGCACCAACTCCACCGCCCATACTTATTCCTGTTGTTCCAATTAATGCGCTTGGCCCAAGCGACTGCGCTGATCTTAATATTCCTGATCTCATTATAAATGTATTAACATCTGGCAACGCTTCTGGAAATTGTTTTAATATATCTAAAAATCCAAACAAATCATCAGCAGATACAGATGTCACTTGCACTCTTTTGGTTATTGGATCAACTACTGTTGATTTATAATCTTTTAATAACTCTTTAGTTGCTGCGTAATTTTTGCTTTTTAAATTATTAAAACCTAATTCATCATATAATTTAGCAAAGTTTCTTTTATCTCCGCGCAAATGTTTTGTAAACACATCATCTAAATAGTTTGCAGCCAACACATTAATCCTTTTTACCCCAATTAGTTTTCTTAACTCTTGAACTGCTGCTGGAGATTTTGCATCGCCAAATGTATTTTTGTATAAATCTTCTAATCTTTGAGATGCGGGTCTGCCTACTCCTGGTCTTAAAGCACCCCTAGTTAATGCTTTTTGAAATTCCTTACCTGTTTTATCCTCAACAACAGACATATATTCTTTAAAAAGCCTATCTCCAGCAGACAATAATCTGCCATAAGATGTATTTTTATTTCTTAATTGTCTTTTCATTTCTTCTTGCATTGATGTTACTGCTCTATATGCAAGGTTATTTGGTGTTTGACTTTTTGCTGGATCATACTTTTTAGATAAATCTTTCAAACTAAAGTCAATAGCCCTTATATCATCGAAATTTAATTTTTTAGCTGGTGTCAAACCTTGTTTTGTCGCAAGCATAAAGTCACCATAAATATTTACTTCTTCCATCAAACTTTTAATATCTGATGGCATTTTTTCAAATTGACTTCTGGTTAAATTTCTTTCTGCAATTAATCTTAATGGAGCTAAATCAAAAAAATCACCTTGTTTTTTCATTTCTTGCTCTGCTTTTTTATAAACAGATTTATAAGATGCTCTCCAATCTTTGAACGATTTCATTCCAAACTCTTTAATCAGTTCTGATCTTTCTGTTTCTGTTAAAGGATTTACTCTAGCAGAGGGTGATATTCTTCTACTTAATGCTTCATCAACAGCTTTAAATGTTTGTGCTAACTGCTCTTGCGGTTTTGCACCAGCTATAGGCATACGACTAATTAAATTATAAGCACCTCTTACCATTGGATTTGAACTAGCTTGCCCTAATGATAGTGGAACTCCCTCTTTTGCTAACTTTTTAGCTTCCTCTGCTGCCTCGTCTGTTAAGCCCATAGTCCTTTCTGCAATGCTTAATCTTGTTGAGGCATCTGGTGCTTCTTTGAGAATTTTTGTTTTTGCAGCTTTTGCTGTATCAAACATCTTGGTAATTACTGGTTTTAATGCTTTTCCAGCTATAGGTGTTGCTGCTGTTAATGTAGAATCTATAACTGCCGTTGTCGCAGCATCTTTAATTCTTTCTTCTGTGCTTGGTGCTGGCATATCAGGAGCTAATAAATCACCGAGAAAATCTGCTGCTAAAGACCCAGCACCAGCACCCGCTCCAGCACCCGCTACCATTCCAACAGGGCCAGCAGTAACAAACCCACCTACTGCGCCAGCAGTACCACCAACAATCTCTAAAAATGATTCTGCAAAGCTAGGCAGTCTACCAGGATAATCTTGTGGATCAATTAAACCTAATTCAATACCTATATTTCTGGTTTTTGCATAATAAGTTTTTGCATCAATTTTGCCATCTTGTAACATTTTATAACCATCAGACTTGATAGCATTAAAAACTTGTTGCTTGTTTTTAGCTTCTTTTAATTGTTGATATGTTTTTGCCATTTTTATTTACTTTCATATAAATATTCGTACTGACCTAACCCACCAACATCAGCAAATTCTTCTGGCTCTAAAGTTTCTGTTTTCTTTTTTGTCAAAGCTAAAATAGCTGAGTCTAGCTTTTTAGTTAAAGTAATGCTTTTATCTAATTCTTCTCTATATGCGTTTTTATCTGCATCTGACAAAATGCTAGAGCGTAAACCTTCTTTTAAACTTTCTATTCTTGTTTCTACTTGATTTCTAACATTTTCATATTTATTTTTAGCATCTTCTTCTGAGGTAAAAGAAGTCATTGGTAGATTGTTTTTCAAATTCTCATAAATTAACATATTTGGTCTACCAGTAAAATCTGCCGCTAAATTTGCCAATATTTCAGTATTTAAACTATCCCTTGCTCTTACTGCTGCACCAGTTGGGTCTTGCCCTGGAAGTGGGTCAAAATCAACCCCAAAAACCGCCCTTGTTCCTTTACTTAGTAATTCCTGAGTTGCATCTACTGGGCCAAACGCTTCATCAATATTAGAAAAAGTATCTAAAATTCCTGTTTGCTCTGTAGTTTTTTCTACATTTTCTTCTACTGATGCGTCATCACCCCTCATTTCCATAACATCTTTTGGTGTTACCCCAGCTAATACTAGGTTTATTTCTTTGTCATCGAAACCAGCACCACGCAATCTTTCTATTTGTTTTTGGTTACTAATTAACTCGTCTTGCATTGATCTCTGTCTGAGAACTTCTTGTCTCAAGCCTTGCTCTCCAAACACTTCGTACATTTTTGCAAGAGAAGGGTCTTGTTGTGCAAACGCCATTAGCTCTCTTTTTCTTTGCTCGTCTAACCTTCTCTGTCTTAACCTTTCATCTTCTTGCGCTTGCAACGCCATTCTTTGTGGATCACCAGACAAAGTAGCACCAGTACGTCTTAACGCTTGGCTAAGATTTTGTATGCCAGCTAATCGTTGTGCTTCTGGAGATAATCTTGGGTCAGTAGTTGCACCCATTCTTTCAAAACCTGTGCCTACTCTTTGACCTAAACTCTGTAAGAAGTTTTGTAAATTTCGTATTGCCATTAAAATTCACCTCTGCCTATTTCGTCTGGTGGTAATACATAAGGTTGTTGAGGACTAAACAAACTACCTAAAAATGGTTGTGCTTGTCCATACAGTTCTAATCCAGAGGACAGTCGATCAAATATACCTGGTTTGTATCTTTCTGTTTGTGTTGTGCTTGGTGTAACTCCACTCACGCCAGTTGCCAGTAATCCAAGTTGTCGTTGTGGATAATCTAATGCTCTCTGGAACTCACCCCTAGCTGCCGCTATCGCTTGCTGTTGCAACGCTTGCTGTTGACCACCAATACCACCTAGCAAACCTAAACCACGATACTGTTCACCGAGCAAGCCTCTTTGTAAGTCTGCTTGAAACATTCTGTTTGCCATTTGTCTTTCAATGTCTGACTCTGCTGCCCTCTGCGCCCTACCAAAGCCCGCCTCACGCAAGCCCGCAGCAGTTCTTGCCATAGCATCTGCAAAAGGTCTTTGTGACTCACCTTCCAATAAAGCAGATCGAGAACCGCCAAATGCACCCGCACCGATTGCCCTAGCTTGCGCACCGCCTCTAGCAATATCCGCTTGTCGCTGAATATCTTGCATAGATTGATCTATAACTTGAGAAGTGTATGGGCTTTGATATGCACTGATGTCTGCACCCAATAAAGACGGTGCTTGTTGTCCAGCAAGTTCACTTAACCTTGAAACAGGATCGAGTGCTTGAGTTCTTTCAAACATACCTCTGGTAGCACCAAATGCTCTTAACTGATCTGGTGAGAAACCAGCAACCATTGGCCCTGTGTAGGGTACGAAAGGTTGTTGTGATGCAGCTTGCGCTTTCTCGTATAAATCTCTTTGTATTGCTTGGGTTTGTGGGTCAACCATCGTTGATGCTTGAGTTTGACCTGTGCTACTGCTTCCACCATCGAATAAACCTTTAACAGCACCAGCTGCTCCAGCTACTTTTCCAGCGGTTGTTATTATTGGTAATGCTGCTGCCATTTCTATTCCTCTTATAAATCTTTGCTAACTAGGTATTCTGGCTTAAAACCTAAATGTTTTATTTTTCTAAACCAACCTTTTCTGCCTATTAATGTAATTTTATTTATGCCTATTTCTTTTGCGTGTTGTTCTATACATTTATATATTTGTTCTATTTCTTCGTATTTGCCACTTGCACATAAGATGTGCATGATATTTTTTTGGCTAAATGCAACACATTCAGTAACCATTGCGGATTCCTTACCAGGCCATAAAAAGGCTATTCCGTTTCTTATTTTATCTTCTATGTCGTCAATTGTATAGGTGTCTTGATACTTCATCGCCTTTACAAGTAACGGCTTACATCTTTTCCATTCTATTTCCCACCGCTCAAGTTCTTGCTGTGGGTATAAATCAACAACTTTATTAGTCGCCTTTTGCATACTCTACTATACTGGCAACGACATCAATAACATTTGCTGCTGATGCTGTTACCTTTAAAATTTCTCCAGCCGTTAAAACCAAACTTCTACTTAATAATTCATGCGTAGTATCTGTTGCCATGTCGTAAGTATTATACAAAGTAAATACATTGGATGATGTGTCTGTCAATGTAACAGTTATTTGTGCTTGTCCTGAGTGTGCGTTGTTAGCAATAATAGATTCTACAATAGCAAAATCAAAATCACCGCCAGTAGGTGCTGTATATAAAGTAGTAATATTGGTAGAGCTTAAATCTAGTTTTGCATTTGTCGCTCTTTGTATATATTGTTTTTGAGAAGATAAATCCATTATCTTCTGCCTCTAGTGACTACATCCAAGCGAACATTACCTAACTCAAAATCTTGTGTAGTATCGCCTGTTACCTTCATTTGCACTTGCCTAGCACTGAATCTGGCATCTGTGTAACCATCACTCGAATCAAATGTAAATGAACCAAAATCTGTTTCTGGGCCTAACGGTGTAAACTTACCAGTAAAACTTAATGTCACACCAGGTAATGTGCTGGCTTCTGAATCAGGTATGATTTGATTGCATTGCACATAACGATCACCGTTAGATATTTCTATCGGCCCTGACTGGCAAAAAGGTACAGATGATCCTAAGTTTGGTGAGT